CACTTTCGAGTTTTATATACCGTGCTCTCGGTCTTCACCTAATTCGTGTAAGAAAAAGGTGGCGCTCCCTGAAAACCCATAAATACGTGGTCATCACCAGTCGCCGCGTCGTCAATTGCTTGTGCATTCGCATTAGCACTTCCGACATAGGACATGATGATTTTAAACTCACGTGATACGAATTCATTAATCATAGAATTGGAGCTAGGAAATGGATCCACATGAAACGAAATACCAAACGCATTGTTTGTGTAAAACGGACATTCGAATTCAAATCCACCGTTGGTTAACGGAACGAAATCAATCGTCCCATTGAGGTTTGAGTGTAGGGTATCGGCAGACGTAACGAACGCGCCGAAGGAAAATTGGTCAGGAGGAACAAGACTAATCTTGGCTCTATCAGTTGGACCATTGTCAATGCCGCAGGCAAAGCCCACGCGATGCCTAATACCGCCCCTAAGGCCGATAAAAGCATAACGCAAATATCCATACAAACTCTTATGAGTAGAAGGATCATTTGAAGCATAGACAGGAAATGGAGGAGGAATAATTAGTGATTGGTATCGAAGAACTTGAGTTTCACCCGCTGACTTGTCAAGGGCAAAATAGTTCTGAAAACCAGTAAATCGATGGAGCGCTGCACGCAATGATCCAGGAAATTCACCAAAATATAGTTCACCAATGTGGTCCATATTTGCAGATGAGGGATTAAGAATAACCACTTGAGAATCCTCCGGAGAGAGTGATCCAGCACCTTTCGGTGAAGTATCAGATTCCGTCTGAGGACGTTCGGTAGGTAATCGTGTATCCGACATTTGGTTAAAAACCATCTCACTTGAAGAAACATATACATTGACTTCAATGTCTGAATCGTCAGGAGACTGCAGAGTAGTGAAAGGAACAACAGCAAAATAGCCGTTGGCAAAATCAATCAGCTGGTCACCTAAATAACCTACTTGACCAAGATCTCCAAAGAGATCAGTGGTCATATTTCTTGCCCAAGGTTTAGCAAACGCCCAATCCACCGTAACAGTCAACTCTTGCGTTTCTGCAAGATCAACAATCCAAGTTTGTTGTTTATTCAAATACAGAGTGGTATCAATAACCACATTCTGTGAAATATTAGGTTCATATAATAAGGCAATTTTGCCTCGATGAAAACTAGAAACTACAAACTGGAATCTATAGGTAATCTTTCCTCTCCAATACTCATAAAGAGCAGCAGTATATGCCAATGGAGTAGGAACGCCCATATATGTTGAACCAGTAACCAAAAATCTCTTAAAAAGATATGGAGTAACTGGAGCTAACCAAATAGAAGTCGTCAGAGGAGTAACATCTTTCGACCAAGTAAAGGTATCGAAAAGGGATTCAATATCACAAAGATAAGGAATTGCCAATTCATCATCAGACGTTGCCATCACTCGAGGGTCAACAGTCAGAGCCTGCTTGGGATCTAAAGAAATTCTCTGACCAGTATCAAAACCAGTTGTTTGACAACCATTTTGAAAAGGTTCTGGACGAACACGAATAGGTTCATTGATTACAGTAGCAACTGAAAATCCAAACCACGACGCAACTGTGGCTACTCCTCCAGCAATAAAGCTAGCGGCTTCGGCAAAAGGTCCAATTTCTGGGACTTCTGTCAAATAGCCAGTATATTTGCTTACACTCGAAGCAAATCGTTCAATAGGTCCAGCCTCTCTTTCGTCCTGTTTACGTTTATTCTTTTTCTTCTTCATCGTTGCCGATTCAGTAGAAACTTCAATAACAGTACCAGTAGTACTTCCAAGTTCAATGTCAGATGCCCACGCATAAACAAATAGGGTGGGTTCAGATGGTGTAGAAGAAACACTCTTAATTTGATTCAGAGTATTAATATGCAGATGACCAAAGTCAACAGCATCATCATAATCATCTCCAGCTGCAAGAACTAAAGGTGAAGCATTGAACAAACGAAACACGGGCTGAGTTCCAATAAATGGAAACATCATTTCAAGAGGTTTGTTTTCTTTCACATCAATGGTGCGGCACCAACGAGATTGACTCAAATATGAATTGAGCATAAATCTATTGGGCGTAGCAGCCAAGGTATTGAGGAATGTTAAGTTATCATTCCAACCCTCTAAAGGTTGATAAGATGCAATAAGCAATCCTCGATGGAAAGGTGTTCCAGACACAGTAATTCGAATATTAAGATTAAAGCGTGCATACGCATAATTCTTCAATTTCGCTCTCACTGATGGCTGAGAAAGATACAAAGTCCAAATGTCCATATTCAGCGTTAGATCTGTAGAAAGAGCTAAACTTTGTGAATAAATGGCAATAGGACGAGAGAAAAAGTCAGAAACATCTAACAAGTTCTTTTGACCAATTTGTGGAGCAAAAGCCGTACCAACCGATTTTTCATCGATCTCAGTACCTGCAATATCTACCACATTTTCATGAACTGTTTTGGTATCCTCTTCAAAAGGTCCTTTAGTCATCTCAGAAACTGTCTCTGATTCAGTAAAAATTTGCTGATTAGATTTGTTTCTTTGTTGAGAAAACCAAAGTTTATTAATCGTCAATTGTAGAGCATCACGTTTACATGCCAAAGCAAAATAAACATCACAGTGATCTCGACATACTTCATCAGTGCTATAAGCTTGAAGTTGACGAACCTGATGATAGGTTAAACAGGGGAAAGGATTTTGAATATTTCTTAGGGAGTATTCTACTCCACGGAGTTCGATGGTAAGATCATCGATTAAATCTTGATTTGATTCTTGATTAGCTAGTCGTTGGTACCAATCATGCGCACGACTAAATGCGCAAGTGGGGTTTCCGATTTCTTCTTTAGAAGCAGTTACACAGGTCACAAACAATAAGTATAGTAACACACGTAAAATTACTCCAACGCGAAGACTCAGTCTCTCGACAGAAAAGCGTTCTTCAATCTTTGTCTTTTTCGATTCCGTTGCGGATTCTGTAGAAGGGAATATCAAAGATTGGGTGGTTGAGTCCTTAGATTCATCTATTTCTAGACTAACCATAAGGTCTTCATATTGAGGTAAAGAAATCTGTCCCATTGCAGGATAGTGGTTCTCAAAAGAGGCAATAAGATAAGCTCTAAAAAAGCCATATTGAGTACTATCACAATGAAAGAATATCTCACGCAAAGCGGAAACACAAGTCTCTCTCAATTGGGTTGGGGCGTTGATAAATTGCGAAGGTAATGACCATTCTAAACTCTTGTAAATAGAGTTAAGATCCAACTTTCCAACAATGCGGTTTAAACCAACATGGTGGGAAAAGGTTCTCTTAAGAAATGACATCTCTTCTGGCAACACAAATTCCTGGGAAATTAATCCTTTAGCAGAAGATGTGAATTCCAATCCCATCAACTCTTTTGCATACTGTGAGAATGTCACTGCATTAAAGTATTTTGCAACCTTGCTCGAAACTGCAGCAAGAACATCGTCTCCATATATGATAGCCAGCACCTCTTCAAAAAAGTTGAGGTGTTTGGTTTCAGGAATGGAGTTCCACAGATAAACCATAATAATCAAATTACGAATGGAATTATCTTCCGCTGTTGCAAATTTTCCTGAGGGTTGTAGTCCTGCCACACAAATCATTTCACCAACATAATCAATATATGGGAACAAATTGTCTGATAAACAGGAGGTCGCCAAACGCATCTGTTTCTCATCATAACCAAATTCACGGAGAATATTGATCACGACAGAATTAGCTGCGCGGCCTACTTCCACAGGCATACCTGTATCAAAGCCAGCATAATCTCCTTCCAAAATATGGGAGGAATGATTCACTAGGCGATGGTAAACACGGTGGCTATCACGGTGCATATCAGTTCCTATAGCAACATAAAAATCGTTACTATACTGAATCATCAGGGAATAGATAGGCAAAAGAAGCATGCGTTGGGCGATTAGATGTGCAAATGCACTCTGAAAAAAAACTCTTGTTGCCCCATCGGCTACTTTGTGAGCCAAACGAGGTTCATCTTTCAAACAAGCTCGAAAAACTGCCTTAGCACTAATCGATTTGTCATAAGATTCAAGAATTTCAAGAACTGCTTCAATCAGCTCGGGTTTGGGAATATCTGTCACTACGCCATCAATTACTTGACGGTCGACATAATCTTCCTTCTTTCCGACTGTACCAAAACCAGCTCCTTTCTTCATATCTAATCTACGAACAAAGTAGTCATCAATGATGCCATTTATCGCAGAATTCATATCAAGAGGTTGAAGCACAAACTTCTTTCTCTTTTTAAGATTTGCAATAATTTGCATGGAAACTTGTTCAACCGCTATAGCCAACACTTGTGGATCAAGAGCTCGCTTTTCACGTACCATCTTTCGGAAATTCCGATTATATGGATTGATATATTTCCCATCAACAACTTTTGCCGACATGACAGGTTTGTCATAAACCTCAGTGCGAACCCATCCAAAGGTATCATAGAATGCCTCATCCAAAGTTGGAGAGAGGACAGTCTTAGTCAATTTGCTTTTCTGATTAAACAGAACAAGTTCATCGATTTTGCCGAAGTATTGAGCAACACCTACAGATTCATGACGAATCAAGGATTTGTGTGAGGGCATATCATATGATTCAAGTTGAATTGGAACATCATTGATTTTGGCCAAATTCTTAGCAGAATGGCGTTCTATCGCAGATGTAATATCGGATTGAAGAATATGAGTAGCGTATCCAACACCTGCAGCACCAGCAGTATGCAATCCCACTATACAGCTACTTGAGCCAGTTCGGTTCGCAACCACAGGGTTGCCGCATTTACCTTTTCCATGGTTTTCCCAAGGATAAGTAACAACGGAGGATATCGTCACGGTTTCGTTATTTCTGTGATCATTGACCAGTATAGGAGTACAGGTGCGTTGAGCAACTATTGGATCTCCAGCAACAAAGCCACTAGCATACATGAATTCACACTCATTTACAGGAAAATGATGAATGATATTCGAAAATTGCATGTTAGTATCAATCAAAATAATATCATCTTTGACGACAACACAGTCAGGAAGATGAACATACAACGAAGTACGAGGACCAGCGACATCTGAATTGGTGCAGATAGATAACTTTACAGTATCTTTCTCACACTTAACAGCATGTCGGTTGATCAACAAATAGCTTCCACTAATGCCAAGGGCAAAAGTTTTGCTATCTTCATCATCATTGATGTCAATCTTCACATGACGAATATTACGAGACACTGACTTAAAAAGGGACAAAGTGTCACTCTTATGTGCATCAGCATCCGGAAGTTCTTTATGGTTCCAAACTTTCGCTTGATTTGCATAAACTCTAGCATATCCTTTTCCACATCCTTTTTCATCCTCAAATTCATGAAGACGATCAGTAGTTGGATTTTTCGGAAAATTAGAAGATTCTGCAATTCCACTTTTCTTAAACCACGATTTATATTTGCGAACGGCAAATGTAAGACCGCCTAGAAACACTACAACTTTTGCGGCAAAGACAAGACGTTTGTCATATTTGCCAGTAAAGTAGTTTCCCAGTGATTTCACGCGATTAAACACGCAAAAGGAACGAGCTTTCAGCTCATCCCAGGTAGAAAAGACAGCATTTGTGGTTTGAGATTTCATAAAATCATAGAGTTTGAATTGCGATACGCAAATAATTCCAAAAACCATGAAATATTTCTCAAGATTTAACCACATCATGAAGAACATAAAAGGTAATGCAACAATTGCTCTTGTTGACCATCCAGTTTTAACGCTTAAATAATCGAGAGCCAAACACCAAAAGGCATAAAGCAAATCACGAATTTCAGCGATCAAACAGGAAAGAATTAACCACAAAGAAATAAAGAAACGAATAGGCAGGGGATGAATCTTAATAGGCGTAAAACCAAAAAGCCTTTCTCCACGATGATCGATAAAATCGTCCACCATGTCGAGAGCTTCTGTTTTTTCAACTCCTGATTCAACTCCAAGATCATATAAATCAGTCCATGAATCATCAAGCTCAGCGCACTGAGCATTGAAATACTTTTCTCCAACACTATCTAATGTAGGAAAAATGGTATCATTATCTTTACCTTCACAGTCCCAAGGGGCATAATCATGAAAAATGTCAGTCTCTGGTTTACCAAAATCATCGTAATAATCTGGTCGCAAAAACTTTCCATCCTCATAAACAGGCATGTTCATTTCTTCCACATGTTTGACTTGATTGTCAGTATGACGCTTAATTAACTCAGTTAAGAGTTGCTCAAAAGCATATACATCATCATTGCCAGACATTTCATTCATGAGATCAGTCTCTTTAAAAGAACGTCCCTCATTAATAGGTTCACGAATATAAACACGGAAATGCCACTTATCGTAGTAGTTCGCACATGGAACATTTGGATCTATGGTATTTCCTCCTTCTTTCTTAAACTCTTTCTTCACTCTTGGCTCAACAAAAATCATCCTACGATAAACGGCGGAAGCATATTTATGAGTCAAATGAGCATTTAAAGAGCTATTGTTAGTGTCAATCATAAGCATTTCAAACAAGCAGAAATTCTTACCCTTAGTTGCTAAGTCGGCCATATTCACAGGCATGGGAGCACTGTCAAGTACAGACAAAATTTCCTTAAGAGCAGGATTATCAGAGCGAATAGCAACCTCATCTTTCTCACATCCAACTTCAGACCAGTGTCCATAGACTTGGCTTTCAGGATCAAAAGTTTCCCAATACTGGGAACTCATGACTCTGTGAAATACGTGAGAAGGATCAAAAACTCGTCCTTTAACATGGGACCAGATTTGATAGATAAGATTCATAATAGAGCTCTTTCCAATTCCCGGAGGACCAGTTAGACAAATTCCCATAGGAGTCTGACGATTTTGGCCTAACAAAACTTTGGAAATCTCCAAACGTTTATTAAGAATGAACTGAAGCTTACTTGCTATCTCTTTTCCTGCAGCAGATAAGGGTTGTGACTTCTTAAGAAAATATTCTAGAGTTTCAGCAAGACCTTTACTTTCCTGCATAAATGCGCGAGCGCACATTCTACCAGGAACAGGTAGTCCATAATAGAGCGAAGTAGAACTTCTCTCTAATGCGGCTGTTGCAATAAGAGCAGCATTTAATGGATCTTCCTGCTTAAGGAATTGAGACATTGGTGCGCCTTCACTCCATAATTCTCCCATCTTCACAAGTGAAGATAATGAAGAAGTTATGATAGCAAAAGCGTCTACAGCATTCATCGGTGTAGAAATGGTGCCAAACAACATTTTAATGTTCTTAGCAATGTCCTTAGAGAACAACTTATAAGAAACAACAGTTAGAATGATGTTACGAATACTTTGAATTATTTGACTATTCATCAACATTTGTGAACCCTCAGCAAGAGATGATAAAATCTCGGATAAGGATTCTGTTTCTGGTAGTTTTAAATTCAAATTTCTACGACGAGAAGCGAGTCGAGAAGACCACAAGGCTACAGATGAGGCAAATAATGTCGTATCAGTACCAAGTAAGAACTGTGCAGTAGCAAGTCCATCTTGATATTCATTCTTAGATTCCATTAAGGAAGCAAAGTAGACAATAACTTGGCCCAAAAACTTGTATTTCTCGGCAAATTTAGTAAAAGTAGAATCGATATTCAAGGCAGCAACCACTGCGGGTACAATAAACGAGTTCAAAGACTCAGTTTCAGGTCGCTTTCTATTTCCACGTTGTTTCTTTCGAATACTTTTCTCCGTAATTGGAGGTGTTCGATTAACAAATGGATCGAAATCTTCAAGAAAAGCTAGTTGTTTTTTCAAAACCCAGTCCTTTTTGGCACGCGTCTTTCGTTGCATGTCATCAAGTTCTTGCTGAAACTTCTTTCTAGCATTTCGAGTATCGAATTTCTTTCGTGCAATTCCAACAATCTCGGCCTCAGACCTTAAATTTCCATTCTTGGTTATTTCAAGGTTCAGATTTGCGTTTAAAATGGACGCATCAGACAGTTGTTGTAATTCACGATCTCTAGAATTTCGAGATTCAGTTTTGCTCTCACAAACGGGAATAGGATTTCCTGCAGCATATAGTACATAGTCTGCATCCATTGCTCGATTACAAGCATAAACACCGTGAGTGATATAGATTTTGTGGTATTTGTATTGTTCTTTTGTGGGCAAACCACGTCGCCACAATCTGAGAGCAATATTATATCGGAGTTGCTTCATCTGACCATCATTCAAAAAGAATGCAGAGCCAGTAAAGAAAGCAAGCAAAAAGAAAAGAAACCAATGATATTTAAAATAATCAATGCTCATCCAAAAATTGATCGGAAAGCAAAGAAAATTATAAGATAACACTGAAGTCAAAATCAAATTGATCACGAAAAGAATATTTCCCTCAAATTCACCTCGTAGGTGAACAAGACACATATACATGGTATAGACAAAAAGTCGTAACACATGAAAAATAATGCCCATAAAAACGAGATAAAAAGAGTTAATGTTATCACTTAAGAACGGAGCAATAAAGCTGACGATCATAGAAATGACAAAGTTTAACGAGTTTTGATTAGAAATCAAAAAAGAAATCAGAGGGGTGAAAAAACTTTTAGAAGCTGAAAGTAAATTTATCCGATTCATCCGGTTAGGCTGGAATCACGGCACATGGGGGCTAGCTAAGCCCTTTGTGACAACAAATTAATATTTAAATAAATCTAGGAAGTTTTGAAATTACCATAAAGGCGAACTAACGGAGTGGGTCTCCAATAGGGATACTACAATGATATCAATATTGAGTCTGACTTATCAGAAACAATACAACCATTTCGCATTCGTAACGTGCGATTTCATATTGGTCCAAAAGGACCTAATAAGAGTTCTTAATTTCAATAACAACTTCGAAATGAGATTTTTCTCAAGATGTTTTGGGGTTGTCAGGTACTAGCCTGATATTCACTTTAATTTAAATGTCGTCTCCCATTACAGGAGATGAGTGTTTTTTCGGAAACTCATTTTGGGTAGTGTATTAACCATCGCTTATAATCAACAACTTCTAACGTATCCTAAAGAGGGCGATCTAGAAGGTTCACTAAGATTCTTTCTGAAATAAGAATCTATATTATAAGCTATCAACACTTGGCTCAAAAGCCAACGTGAAGCACAAATAGGTGAGGAATGAATACTTGCCGGAGCATTTTCATCATTCGGATGAGATGTGGTAAAATTCTTTAACGAAAATTACAAATTCAACAAATTTTTGTTTTATTTTATATTTTATTGAAAGGGATTTTGATAATACTAGTTTATTAAACTTTAAGGATTAGCGGAGGTCAAAAATGACCGATTATCGAAACTCAATGATAAGTCAAAGTCGTTCATTCTCTTTAACATACGTGATGTATCTTAGAGAAGAAAAAAAATCAACGTCTAAAGAGATATAAATAATCGAAAACTGGCTGCCAAGCCAGCAAATATACAGGTCTGTGTATTCAAAACAGACATGATACTCGTGGAGCGGGGGGGAATA